TAGCTCTCTTCCAGCCTGGCCACAATCCCAATCGATCCGCCGATGCCGATTGTCGGATCCTTGATGTCCATGATCCGGACTTTCTGGCTGTCCAGATTCATGGTCGGAATATTCAGCGTGATCACGTTGCCCGGGTCCAGCGTCAGGTGCTCGGGCGTCAAATCGAATTCGAATATTTGAGTATCGTACTGCGCCCATTTCAGCAGCCGCCATCCGAGCTTGCCCGCCAGCGACGGGTTTGTCACCCACGTCATATTCACTTTTTGAATTACAACCTCGTCCTGCTCTTCCTGTGCCAGAAAATGGTCGACCGAGAACACGGCCGGGTTTTTGTAATTCGCCAGCCGGTCAATATAATCAACCTGAATCCGGTTTGCGATTATGCGCGGATCCTTCATTGTGATGTCCACGCGGCCGCCGTCTGGTTTCGCCAGGTCCGCCAGCGTGATTGTCGCTTGGCTGGTATCGGTATCCCGGTACGGTTTGAATGTTACCTTGCCCTCGTTGTTTGTGTAGATTGCCGCCTGCAGGTAAATCATCATATTGTTCAGGATGTCCCGGGCTTCGTTTTTCTGGTTAATAACAAAGCTCAGGCCCAGTCCATTGGTCTCGCAGTAGTCGTCTAAATCCTGCAACCCCACCAGGTCCAGCTCGCTCGAGTCCTGATCGATTTCGTTCACGCATAAATCGTATATAATTTGCGACGGCTGCGCGTCCATAATCACGTGCTGAACCGCCCGGTGATAATTGCTGCGCTCGTATCCGATTACCAGCGTGCCGTCCGGACCAGCCTTTACCTTTGCTTCGCCCAGCGTCCCGCTATAACTGTCGTCCGCCCACCAGGTACTGATATCGGTCTCGCGTCTAAATTCCAGGGTATGCCCGTGGTCCTTGTTGTATCCGTATATCCGGATAAACGAACCGCTGCCCGCTGACCGGATCATCACCAGCTCATCGCTGCCCGGTAATGCCACGACCGATCGGGCGTCCACGGATGTCGTGAAAGCCAGCTGTTCTATTTCGGCAAAGGTATCGATGTTCAGGCTATAAAGTTTTTGCGCTATCTGCTCGCTCACGAATGCAAAGTCGTCCGTGACGGTCAGGCCGCCTCCTGCAGTAAGGGTTCCCGATATATCGAATTCCGTGGGAGTCTCGTTTGTCGCGCCCCACGGAAAACGCAGCACCTTGCAAATCGTGTTGTAATTGCTGTACAGGACATACGTGTATGAGGAGTTGTGGCAGATCGATCCCCGGGTCAGGTTTGAAACGCTGCTCGCAATTTCGGTCTGCGTTACGCCGCGTGTATTCCGGGTGTTGCCATTGTAGTCCGTATAGGTCAGGGCAAGGATATCGCCTTTATAATTTTGGTTCAGCTGGATCTCCGTCACGAACAGGTCGCTGCCGTTCTTGTAATGCAAAAGATAGAGCGTGCGTTTGTTCCCGGTCTCGATTATGTCAAGGTCAAATATTCCTTGCGAGTACGGACTGGTCTCCAAGTCCAGGGCGTCGAGGTTGATCTGCTTTTTGAGCGTCGTCATGTCCCGATCGTAAATCTTGAGCGACGAGCTGCTCAGGCTGTCCCGGCCGACCATCACAACGTCGCCCTCGCTGGTCTTAACCGAAAATCCGTATGCTCCGGTCGTGGCATTCCCCACGCCGGCAACATAATTAAATAAATGCGCCGAGTCTCCGGCGTCGCTGTTGTACGGATATCTGTGAGCTTCGGCCTGCACCAGCGGGGCGCTTGCGCTGCCGGTGCCGAGCGGCAGGTCGTTGAATATCAGGTGCGCCAGCGTCCGGTAATTTACGGGGCTCGTTGTCTGATCGGTCATCACCGTGCTGGCAATCTGGTCCGTCGCTCCGTCGTAGAATGTTACGCTCGTCCCGCCTTCCCAGTAGAAAAATTCGTTGTTTGTCCACATGCGGGTCATTGCCACGTACGGTCCCCGGCAAAGCCCGAGCGCTCCGTCCATATAATAATTGTAATCCACGATCTGCTTTTTGCTTCCGGCTCCGCCCATTCCCTTGCCGCCGGTGTCTGCGTATACCGCGTCCTCGGTCAGTGCGCCTTTCCAAAAATAATTGCCGGCGACTTTTACCGTGCCGTAAACTATCGGAATCGGGATCCCGCTCTGCGCGGTATTAATATTGTACGCCGTGAGCGGATCCGGCTGCGGCATGTCGTATGGAAAAAGCCAGGCGCCCAATGCCCCGCCGACAACTCCCCCGATCGGTCCGCCGACTTTATAGCCGACGAGGGTCAGGGCCGTGCGGGCTATTGATTTTTGGGTATTATCGCCCATTCTCTTTTATCCTGTATACGCAAACCACTTTTGTCCATAACGATCTCAGCGGATGCCTCCGGACTCGATCCCCGCTTACGGCGTGAATAACCACGTCGCCTTCCATCAAGATTCCCATATGGCAGGGCGTGCCGTTCTGGTCCTTCATTAGAACAACGTCGTCCTCTTGCCGCTGCTCGATCGGATATCTGTCCGCCCACTTTTCAAGCTCCCGGGTGAATGTCTCGACGTCCAGCTGCTCGCTGTTCGCCAGATTCCAGTCGCGGCTCAGCTGAAACGGCGGCCGGTAGCCGGGCGGCAGCGCCCCGAACTCTTTGGCGACGGCCGTGGCGAATCGCTCGCAGTCCACGCCCTTGCCTTTGACTTCACAGGCCCACCGATAGGGCGTGCCCATCCATTCCATTGCTATCTCGCTCATGGATCTCAACCGCCGTCCTCTCGAACTGGTATGTCCGGAAACCCGAAAAAATTAGCCTCGTTACTAAATCGGGCTTTGCATGTCGCGTATTCTCTTCGGCATTGTGGGTATAGTGCGTAGGTCTCACCGGCCGACGGCACTCCCGTCAGCTGCTTTAGTATCGTAAATTGTCCGCTCTGGCTGGCCACTACCATCCGGGTTTCGTCGTCCTCGTCCCCGCTCGTTACTTCCAGATATCCAAATTGAAAATAATTATCTGCCTCGGTCCTGGCCGAGTCCTGCAGAACGGTCGCCGTGCATCCGGCGTCGAATGTGCCGGTCACCGAATGATCGGCTTTTACCAGCCCGCACCATTGGTTGTATATCCGGTATTGGCAGCTCGCCTCATAATCGTATTTGGGAACCATCCGATTATAAATATTCAGGTCTGATTTGAATTTGATTTGCACGGTCGTGAAATTGAAAGTCACGTCCGCCGCCTTGCCCTTGAAAACCGACCGCCATTTCGTTGTGTCAGTCCGATTCACCCAGTAGACCTGTATGATCGCGTTTTTTAATGAGCCGGTTCTCAGGTCTGCCGGTGTTATGTAATCCGAATGCCTGGGCAGAATCACGTCCTTGTTTAACGCCTGCAGGCTGGTCATGCGCGGGACCGGCTGGCTGCGCATTGGTATCCGCGTGTAGGTCTGTCCGCCGAATGCAAAGCTCTTTTCCCACTCGTTGAAATAATACACCGTGCCGTCCGCGAGCGTGATTTTGATCAGCTCGATCAGCTTTAGCGGGGTCTCGGTCGGGTCGATGTCGGTCATACGTCTATCAGTTCCTCTTCCAGCTGCACGCCGTCGACATTGAAAATATTATAATCGTCCTCCGTGAACGGCAGGGTGTCCTCTGAAAAAAATACGCGGCGGTAAAATTCGCAGGTAACGGTCACCGCCCCGGCCGGTTCTTTTCCGGCCTTAAAGATAACGCGCCCGTCATCGACGTACGTGATGTCGTAATCCACGCCCTCGGTCTGAGTCACTCCAGCGTCCTTGACGGTCAGCGTCCCGCTCTTGATGTTCCAGCGGCTGAAGTCGTTCTCCGTAATCTGGAACGTGGTTTCGCTTCCGTCGCCCGTGCCTATGTTCTCGTCCGTCAGTTCAAAGAAACGAGGATCCTTAAACAGAAAGGTGTCGACGCTTCCGTATCGGGCATCAAAAAAATCCATCAGGCTCGTGAAATCCGTGAGCGTCAGAACGTTGAAATTCATTCGATAAAACTTCTTGTCGTGGTCGCTATTCTGGAAAACTTTGCGCGTCCCGGCCTCGCTCCGGACTATGGTATTCCGGAACGCCGGGATCCGCTCAAGCGGGTATGCCCATGTCGCGCTCACCTCGTCATTAAAAACCAGATTGCTCATCCTCTATATCCCCTTACGCCATCGCGCCGGATGCCGCCCATTGCCCCGACTATCGCGTCCTGATTTCTTTGCAGAAAATCATAAAAACTCGTGGGGTCCATTGCGCTGATATAATTGTTTGTCGTCGGCCCCGCTGCTTTGCCGCCGCCGCCTTCGCGGATCATCTGGTACAGGTTCTGCTGATCCCGGCCGGTCAATACGATCTCGCCCTTGGTCAGCATC